TTTAAGAAAAAGAAATAGATGGCATCCTTAAAGGAGATTATCAAAATTGAATATCAGAAATGTGCATCAGACCCGATTCACTTTATGAAAAAGTATTGCTATATCCAGCATCCTGTTAGAGGAAAGATACCATTTCATTTATTTGAATTTCAAGAAAGAACATTAACTCAATTTGATAAGGAAAGATATAATATAGTCCTAAAATCCCGTCAAACAGGTATATCTACCTTAGTGGCTGGATTTTCTCTTTGGAAAATGTTATTTAATTCTGATTATAATATTTTAATTATTGCAACAAAACAAGAAGTAGCTAAAAACTTAGTTACTAAGGTAAGGTATATGAATGATAACTTACCATCGTGGTTAAAGCAAACTGCTATAGAAGATAACAAACTATCTTTAAGATACTCAAATGGTTCTCAGATAAAAGCTACTTCAGCTGCTGGTGATGCTGGTCGTTCTGAAGCACTATCCTTATTAGTATTTGATGAAGCAGCTTTTATTGATAAAATTGAAGATATATGGGTATCCGCACAATCAACATTATCTACTGGTGGTAGTGCCGTTATTCTTTCTACTCCAAATGGTGTAGGAAATTTCTTTCATAAGACTTGGGTTGGAGCTGAAGAAGAAGAAAATGGGTTTAATACTATTAGATTACATTGGAGTGTACATCCTGAGAGAGACCAAAGTTGGAGAGATGAGCAAGAAAAACTATTAGGACCAAAAGGAGCAGCACAAGAATGTGATTGTGATTTTGTTTCTTCTGGTGATACTGTGATTGACCCACAATTACTAATGTTCTATAAAGAAACGCATGTACAAGAACCATTAGAAAAGACTGGATTTGATGGAAACCTATGGAAATGGGAATATCCTGATTATAACAAAGGTTATATGGTTGTAGCCGATGTAGCTAGAGGTGATTCTTCGGATTATTCCGCAGCTCATGTCTTTGATATAGAACAAGCATCACAAGTAGCTGAATATAAGGGTAAATTAGATACAAAAGATTTTGGAAACTTTTTAGTTTCATTAGCAACTGAATATAACAACGCATTATTAGTAGTTGAAAACGCAAATATAGGTTGGGCAGTAATCCAACAAATAATTGATAGAGCATATCCTAACTTATTTTATATGAGTAAGGATTTAAAATATGTTGATGTAGAAAATCAGATGACAAATAAATACCGAAGAGAAGAAAGAGGTATGGTAGCTGGTTTTAGTACTACATCTAAGACAAGACCTCTGATTATATCTAAATTAGATGATTATTTCAGAGAAAAATCTTGTATGGTTCGCTCATCACGACTTATAGATGAATTATTTACATTTATATGGAGTGGGAACAGAGCTGAAGCAATGAAAGGTTATAATGATGATTTAACTATGTCATTCGCAATAGGATTGTGGGTTAGAGATACCGCTTTGAGATTAAGACAAGAAGGTATCGATTTAACAAAACAAGCATTGGGTAATATTGGTCAAGAAACTCAAGGACAAGGTGTTTATGGTGGAGGAAGTACAGCAGATGGAAACCCTTGGACACAACGAATTGGTGATAAGGATGAAGATTTGACTTGGTTAATTAGGTAATAATGAAAAATTATATATTTATAGAGTAAGGAGTTAATTATGGATAATATTACAAAAGCATTATATTCAAATCACATTAACATCATCAGAAACGAATCTGAAGAGATAGAAGAGTACGATGTTGTAAACGAACAAGATGTTTCAGAACTTATTGAATTTTTGAAACACTACAAACCTGAGGTTAACGAAGCTGAGTATCAAGGTAGAAAAGTAAAACTTGGCAAACCAACTAGAGGTGATGTAAAGAAATTTAAAGTTTATGTTAAAAACCCAAAAGGTAATGTGGTTAAAGTAAACTTTGGACATGGTGGTTCATCTGCAAAGAAAGCAGGTCAGAAAACAATGCAAATCCAAAAGGATATACCATCAAGAAGAAAAGCATTCAGAGCAAGACACAATTGTGATAATCCTGGTCCAAGACATAAGGCTAGATATTGGAGTTGTAGAGCTTGGTAATAAAGGTTATATAATTAAATTAAAAACAAAATGGCAGATACTTCATTTTTCGGTAGATTAAGAAAACTTTTTTCCACACAAGCAATCGTTAGAGTCGATTCAAAGGGTAGAAGAAAGGTTTCGGACGTTGATGAGAAGCAAAAAACAAACTTATCTCATCTAAGAGACCGATATACAAAATTACAAAAAGGATTTTACGAATCAGCTGGTTCAGCTCAATCGTTGGCATACCAACAAGTTCGTAGAGAATTATTCAGAGATTACGATGCTATGGATAATGACCCAATATTAGCATCCGCATTAGATATTTACTCAGATGAATCTACACTTAAAAACGAATATGGTGATATTTTGACTATTCGTTCATCAAATGAGCAAGTTCAAAAAATATTAAATAACTTATTCTATGATGTATTGAATATTGAATTCAATCTTTGGCCATGGACCAGAAATATGTGTAAATATGGAGATTTCTTCTTAGCATTGGAAATGGCTGAGGGTAAAGGTATCGTAAATGTATCTCCACTATCTGTCTACAGTACAGAAAGATTAGAAAATACAGACCCTAATAATCCAAACTATGTAAAGTTTCATGTAGAAGATGATGCATTGGGTAAAGTTGATTATGAAAACTATGAAATAGCACACTTTAGATTATTAGCAGATACAAACTTCTTACCATATGGAAAATCTATGGTTGAAAATGGTAGAAGATTGTGGAAACAACTATCTCTTATGGAAGATGCTATGTTAATTCATAGAATAATGAGAGCACCCGAAAAGAGAGTGTTTAAAATTGATATAGGTAACATCCCACCAAATGAAGTGGATAACTATATGCAAAGAATCATTAACAAAATGAAGAAAATTCCTTTTGTTGACCAAAATACAGGTGATTACAACCTAAAGTATAACATACAAAATCTTACAGAAGATTTTTACTTACCAGTTAGAGGTGGTGATAGTGGTACTAACATTGAAAACTTGCAAGGTTTAGAATATTCATCCATAGATGATATCGACTATCTTAAAAATAAATTATTTGCAGCTTTAAAAATTCCAAAAGCTTATTTAGGGTATGAAGAACAAGTTAATGGTAAAGCAACTTTGGCAGCGGAAGATGTTAGGTTTGCTAGAACAATCGAAAGAATACAAAGAATTATTGTATCTGAATTGACTAAGATAGCAATTGTTCATTTATACTCACAAGGTATCCAAGATTCTGAATTAACTAACTTCGAACTATCGTTAGTTAACCCATCATTTATATATGAGCAAGAAAAAGTAAATCTTTGGAGTGAAAAAATTAGATTAGCTCAAGATATACAAGGATTAAATATGTTATCCAAAGATTGGGTATATGATAATATATTCAAACTTAGTAGGGGTGAATCCGATAAACAAAGAGAAACAATGATTGAGGATTTAAAAGATAGATTTAGATTCCGTTCAATTGAAGATGAAGGTTCAGACCCGGCTAAAGAAGATGAAGCAGAGGATATAGAAGAATCTTTAGAAAATATTAAAAATGAGTTGAAAGATAAGGGTGGTAGACCGAGAGAAGGTAATACTTATAAGAAAGATAAACATCCTTATGGTAGAGACCCTCTTGGTGATGAGGAACGCAAAAATGCGTTGAAGAAGGAAACTAAGTTTTCAACTGAAAAAATAAAGAATATAGTCAACGGCGTTTCATCAAAACGAAAGTTCCTTAAAGAGACAGATATGTTAGATGAAAGTAACATTATAGAGGAATAATTCTCTTTAATAAATATTTTTATATTTATAATAGAGATTTAGTATTCTATCAAATTAGGAAGTAAAATGAAAAAAATTAAACATAGTAAGTTTAAGAACACAGGTATATTGTTTGAGTTGTTAGTCAGACAAATTACTTTGGAGGTCTTAAATGGCGATAAAAAAGAAAACGCACAATCCATTCTTAAAGAATTTTATAATCAAAAAACAGAACTTGGAAAAGAGCTGAAGTTGTATCAAATGCTTTCTGAAGAAAAATATAAGTCAGAAAATAGAGCAGAAAAGTTTATTGATACTATACTAGAAGCTAGAAAAAGAATTGATTTAAAGAAATTAACTAAAGAAAAATACAATTTAGTTAAAAAAATACAAGAATCTTTTAATATTAATCAGTTTTTATCATCACCTATTACAAATTATAAGGTAATGGCTTCAATTTATAAAATATTTGAATCCCAAAATAAAAATGACTTTGAAATAAAAGATGTATTTGATGCAAAATATACAATAGTAGAGGGATTAATAGGTACTGAACTTAAAAATAAGAAAAAATTAGTTGAAACTTCAACAATATCTGAATTTAGAAAACAATCCAAAGAAGATAGATTTTTAACATATAAAGTATTGTTAGAAAATTTCAATAAAAAACACAATAAATTAAACGAATCTCAAAAAGCATTGTTAAAAGAATATATTAATAATGTTAGTAATACTTCCAAATTTAAAGAATACTATACTCAACAACTCAAAGAAGTTATTACTCGGTTGGTAAAGCAACACAAAGAGGTAAAAGATAAGGTTACGAAAATAAAGTTAAAAGAAACTATCAATGTTTTGAAAAAAACTAAAATTGGTAGGGTGGTTTCTGATAATCAGGTATCTGCTATGATGATAGCTTATGAATTGATTAGTGAAATAAAGAATGTTAGAAACAAAGCTTAAAGAATATATTCGTAATCTAGTTCAAGAAATGGATGAAGAATTAGATGAAGTAACCACAACAGCTAATATTGATGGTTTCGACACTCCATATGCTTTTCTGAATAAAAAATCCAAAAAAGATAAAGAAAAAAGAAAAAGAACCGCAACTATGATGGGTTATCGTATTGTGGGTGAGGGTAAAAAGATAAAAAGGCCTATAAATAGATGGTTAGAGTTAAAGAATGATGAAACAAGAACTCCTAATCAAAAGTTAGCTTTAGGATTAAAGGAATTAAAATATCAATTAGCCGAAGTTGAGATGTTTTTTAGATGGTACAATAAGATTCGTTCAATGAATGAATTAAACAAAGATAAGTATTGGAAAAGAACAAATACTCATATTTATAAGATAAAGGAAAGGTTAATTAACATAGTAAATAGTATTAAGGAGTTAGACCAATGAAAATAACAAAAGAAAGATTAAAAGAAATCATCAAAGATGTACTGAGAGAAGAAACAGAATATCAGAAGTTTTTTGCAAAAGCATTAAAAAAGTCTGGTAAATCAATTCCTCAAATGTCCGATGATGAAAAAAAGGCATTTTTTAACAAAATCGATTCTGCTTGGAAGGGCAAAGGCGAAAAAAAAGAAAGTTAAAAAATGAAAATTAAAAGGTTGAAACAAATTGTTAAGGAAGAAATACTAATCCGTAAGTATGATGGTATTTCTGTTATTAATGAAGAGGTAACTAACGAAGATGAAGATAAGATTCGTAAGATTATCAGACAAGAAGTTTCAGCTATATTTTTTGAATTATTTAAAAAACGAAGAAGTTGGGGAGCATAATGAGTAAACTACTAATAGAAACAAGATTATTCGAAGGTAGGGTGAATGAAGATTCATCAGGTAGAACTATAGTTAAAGGTATTCTACAAAGAGCCGAAGCGCCTAACCAAAACGAAAGAGTATATCCAAAAGAAATTTTAATGAGAGAAGCTAAAAAGTATGAAACTCTCATTAAGGAAAGAAGAGCATTGGGTGAGTTAGACCATCCAGAATCTTCAGTAATAAATTTAAAGAATGTATCACACAACATAAGAGAAATACATTGGGATGGTGATGATTTAATGGGAACAGTAGAAATACTTCCAACACCATCAGGTAATATTCTTAAAGAATTACTAAAAGCTGGTATTCTATTAGGTATTTCATCAAGAGGGATGGGTTCGGTAGAACCAAGAAATGGTGGTGGTGTTATGGTTGGTGATGACTTTGAATTAATAGGTTGGGATTTTGTATCCAACCCGTCTACACATGGTGCATTTATGACTCCAATGAACGAATCTAAACAAATGGTAAGTGGAGATGTTTGTGGTAGTTATTGTAAAGCACACGATTTAATAAGAGAAATAATTACGGAATTATCATGATAAAATTAGGTGGATTAATAGATTTAAGACCTCACTGGTTAAATGAAGCTGAAGATGACAAATATGTATCTATCGGTTTTGGTAGATATAAAGAAAAGGGTAAGGAGGATGATGAAAATGCTCCTACATTCAAAAAAGATGATAGTGGTAAGTATGTATCAACATCAGATAAGGCAGCGAAGGGAGGTGATTCTTCTGCCGGGAAAAAAGATAAACCTAAAGTGAATATCTTTGATAAACCGAAAAAAGATGAACCTAAATCTTCCGAACCTTCTTCTAAAGAATTAACTAAAAAATCAGTTGATGTTTCATTAGCAAAAGGTGCAGATACATTTAATAATTTTTTAGATGATAATGAAAGTAAGTTCTCTAAAAAAGATTTAAAAGATTTAAAAAAACAAACAGGTAGTATAAAAAATCTTGAAAGTGAACTTGCTGATGCAGAGCGTAAAGGAGATAAGGAAAAAATACTTGACCTTGAATCTGACATTAGCTTTGCAAAATCTAATATAAAGAACCAAATTTATGACATGGCCGATGAATATGCAAAAGACCCTAAGAAGGATGACGGGCCAGTAAAAGATTCTACTGGTGGTAGAGCAGGTAATGTTGAAGTAAACAAATCAGTTCGTTTAAAAGCAAAAAGAATGGGGATTACTTCAAAGAACTTAGGTAAAGAAGAATACGAAAGAAGAATGAGTCAAGCAGCAGTAGAAGCACTAACCGATGCAAACTTTCACTCTGAAGCAAGAAAATTAATCGCAATGTTAGAAGATAATCCTGATTTCGCTAAAGACCCAAGGAAAGACCCTAATATGCCTGATATTATGTCACCTGAATATGATAAATGGAGAAAGAGTAGTGTATATGGTTCTGAATATTATGATTCATCGCCTGGTACTGCTGAGATAGGACAACATGCTTCTCAAGAAGCTGGTTGGGATGGTAGAGATGCATTAGATGCCATCGCATTTGATATGAAATTAAATGGAAGTATGAAGTTAGCAGTAAAAATGCAGTCAGTTATTGATGATACAAATGAATCTACTATGAGATTGACTAAAATGGAGTTTAAAAAATGATAAAACTAAAAGATATTATAGAACAGAAAAAAGCATTACAAGAGATGGGAATCGCTGAAGCACCACCTAAGATGAAAAAGAATCCTAATGCTAAAGCTATACAAAATGTTTTTTCTCAAACACTTAATCTAAAAAAAGGTGGAATGCAAAGTAGATATAGTAGAGAATTTGAAAGTGCAAGAAAAAGAGCACTAAAAGCATTAAGAGATATGGAAAAGTTTTCCAAAATAGGAGTTTAAAAGAAAGATATGAAACTAACAGATATACTTAATGAATCGATTATAAACGAAGGTTTTATGCCTATCATTTCACAACCCAAAATAAACTTGAAAGGTAAAGATGGTAAATCGGAAACCTTACAATGGAAAGTAAGTGTTAGTTCACAAGCAAGCTATGGTGATTTATATATAAACTTTGAACCTAAAGGAGTAAAGATGTTACGATTAGCTTTAGAAATGGAACAAATACCTGCAGATGATTTCTTATCTGCTGGTAAGAGTGAAAAGAGAGTTTTACATCAACAATTAGCAAAGTGGACTCAAAGTAAATTAGGATATTCTACAAAACCATTAGCAGGTGTCTTTAAAGCAAAATTTATGGTTGAAGTTAGCTTAGATAAACTAATTAAAAAACTTAAATAAGGAGAGATATGAAACTAAAGAATATACTTAAAGAATCAGAGGATAGAGGATTGACTAATGAAGTGAAAAAACATTTCTTAGAAATCGTTTCTACATACAACAAATATCAAGAATCAATGGATAGAAAATCTGATATCATTGAAGTTGCTGAAACTTTGGGTGGTATCACAGAAGCTGCTAGAGAACTTGCTCTAAGAGAAGCTGATGATTGGTTTGATAAACATACTATAAAAAGAAATATGAGTGAACTAACTAAGTTAGGTACTCAGTTTGATAAAGTTGCTAAAGAAGCAAAAAACTTAGACCAAAGAATGAATACTCTATATGAAGATATGGGTAACATACTTTCAAGATACTACAAAATTGGTGAGATTACTGAAGATGAAATGAAACAAAGATTAGGTATCAAAGAAGGTAAAGGTGACTGTGGTTGTGGATGTGGAGGAGTAACCGAAGGTGGATGTGGAGATAAATCAGTAAACGAAGAAAACGAAGGATTCGCATCCGATGCTCAAAGAAGAGCTGCATTTGCTAGTGGATACAAAGCTAAAGGTAAAAAGGGTAAGAAGAAAATTAAAGAAGGTATGATGAA